CAAGCGCAATAATACGGGGAGATGTTAGTGCAAGTAAGCGCACCGAGATTTTTGCTCAGTTCCAAGATGAAGAAAACCCACGGGTTCTTATAGTGCAGCCACAAGCTGCAGCCCACGGCATCACACTGACTGCAGCTAATACAATCGTTTGGTGGGGGCCAGTGTCTTCGTTAGAAACGTATGCACAAGCTAATGCACGAATACACAGGGCAGGACAGAAACACCCCTGTACAGTCATCCAACTCCAAGGCTCTCCAGTAGAGTCACGAGTCTACAAGATGCTAGATGGGCGCATGGAAACGCACACCAAAATAATAGACTTGTACCGAGAAGAGCTTGAACTATAAATAATACCTAGCTATACTCCATAAAACTAAATAAAACTGTTGGAGAATGATGAAATGAGTGAAGAAAGTACCGATAGACTTGTCTCTGTATTTATCAAAGTACGGGATAAGAAAGCCGAACTCACTAGTGAGTTTAAAGAAGCCGAAGGTGCACTTAACGACAAGCTAGACGTACTACGCGCTGCCCTGTCCGACAAAATCAAAGCGAACATTGAAGAAACTGGTGAGGAGTCTATGCAGACATCTCACGGTACGGTATTTCGCACGGTTAAAAATCGGTACTGGACAAGCGACTGGGAGGCTATGAGCAAGTTTATCCTTGAGCACGAGTGTGTTGATCTGCTTGAGAAACGCATACAGCAGACTAATATGCGCCAATTTTTAATTGAGTGTCCTGACTTACTGCCCCCAGCGCTTAACGTGGATAGTGAGTATGTGATCAATGTACGGAGGAAAAAGAAAAAATGAGCAAACAAAATGCAACTGTTTACGTCCCTATCGAAAATCTATCTGAGCATCTTTCAGTAAAGATTACTACGATTCGGCAATGGGTGAAGCAGGGGTCTATACCTAAGCACACCTACATAAAAGTTGGTAACACGTATAGATTTAACATCCCTGAAGTAGTAGAGGCGTTGCGTGCAGCGAAGCCTGCAGAAAACGTAAAAGAACTTTCCCCCCAACACGTGTTGGACGGGCTTAACGAAAATGATGACATTTAGGAGCTAGAAAATGACAAAAGAAGTGGGTTTATTTGGAAACATGCCAGCAGCATTTACGGATATGCTGGCACAACTAGAACCAGAAACAAATCTTATGGGTAACGATGGCGGTGGCGGTGGGCGTAAGCTGAGTATCCGTGGCGCAGTATTCCGTAAGGTAGTTGGCGGGGAAGAGGTCGGCACTATTGACAGCCGCACCATGAACATAGTGGTAGTGAAGTCTGCTCCCATATCACGGATGTACTACGAAGGCACGTATGTGGAAGGTGAATCCAGTGCTCCTACTTGCTGGTCATCAAACACTAGTCACGGCAAGCCTTCCGAAGATGTACTGCCTTCAGAAGCACAGTCACCAGCTTGCTCTAGCTGTCCACAAAACATAAAAGGCAGTGGTACTGGTGAAAGCCGCGCATGTCGTTACCAACAACGTATTGCTGTATTGCTTGCTGATGCCGATGGTAACGTAGTGTCTCCTGACACGTACTTACTCTCACTGCCCGCCACTAGTGTGTTTGGTGACAACAAACAGAAGATGTCCATGCAAGCATACGCACGACACCTTAACGCGCATAAAGCCCCATTGGCTTCGGTGATAACTGAACTGCGTTTCGACACAGAAGTTACACACCCACGCCTGTGCTTTAAACCACAGCGCGTACTGACACAGGAAGAGTTGGCACTAGCTATTACTGCACAGCAAGACCCTGAGACAGCTAATCTAGTGGAGTTGAAAATCACGCCGAAAGAAGCTAAAGAGCTTCAAGCCACGTCCTTACCTGCACCTAAAGAAGAAGCTGCAGGAGGGTTGTTTGCTGACGATGACGCACCTATAGAGCCTAAGAAAAAGGCAAAGAAGAAGACAGCAAAAGTAGAGCCTGTAGCTGCTCCTGACTTGTCTAGCTTACTAGATGATTTTGATGACTAGTAGTTCCTTTGAATTTAGGGGTGTTAGCTAGCACCCCTAATCTATAACGTGTGAGAATGATGGATACAAAACAATTTCTAAGCTCGGTGTTGAGTGAGGAAGGCTACTACTGCACGGTAGGGATTAAGGATGGGCAAACAGTACAGAAGTTTTACAGTTCAATTGACTCCTTGGTGGAAACAGCCGAGAACTTTGACTTAGACGGATATGATGCGTACTACGCTTTAGGTACGTTCGATGACCAGAATTCAAGGAAAGCCGACAACGTAAAACAATTAAAGGCTCTATTCTTAGACTTAGACTGTGGCGAAGGGAAGCCATACCCAACACAATCAGATGCCATTGCGGCACTGAAAGATTTCTGTAAGCACTACGCTTTACCTAAACCTACTTCGGTAGTTAATTCGGGGAGAGGCGTACACGTCTATTGGGTGTTATCAAAGGCGTACACTAGAGAAGAGTGGCTACCTGCCGCTGAAAGGTTGAAGGCTGCATGTGTGGAGCAGGGGTTAGATGCTGACCCTGTTGTTACTGCCGATGCAGCTAGGATACTACGCATACCGAATACGCATAACTTTAAAGCCACACCTGCGCTAGATGTAGAAGTGTTGAGCATGGGTACTGGGCTAGTAGACCTCGATGTGTTTGCAGCTAAGTTACCACACCAACCGATACCAGTGGTTAGCGTCAGAGAGTACTCGGAGCAAGACAAGAAGGACATGGAGCAAGCGATGGGTTTAAGCCCATACGTGAAGCGGTTCGCAAAGCTATTAGCTGCAACGGGCAATGGCGGGGGTTGTGGTCAGTTACGCAAGGCTATCCTAGAACCCAACGACATGACTTACCCTGAGTGGCTACACATTCTCTCTATTGCAAAGTTCTGCGAAGACGGGGAGCAAGCAATACACTTGGTCTCAAAGGGGTATGAAGGCTACTCTCACGAAGAGACAGAAAAGATAGCCTCCTCTGTAGATGCCCCGCATCTATGCACTACTTTTAGTTATGACAATCCATCAGCGTGCGAGGCGTGTCCCCACAATGGGAAGATAAAAAGCCCGATACGTCTATGTATGGAGATACCTGAAGCTAAAGATAATGTAGTTGAAGTTGCAGTAGAAACTCCCGTGGTTCCAATGCCTGAAGGGGAAGATGAAGAAGAACTCCCAGTCAAGTTAGAGCGCCACACAATACCAGATTACCCTTTTCCTTATTTTCGTTCGCCCAACGGTGGAGTGTTTATGAGGACAAAGGATAAGGAAGGAAACGCGGACGAGGTGCTGATATACAAGCGCGACCTGTACCTCACGAAGCGACTAAGAGACCCCATAGACGGCCCTGCTTTTGAGTTTAAATACCACTCTGTTAGAGAAGGTATCCAGACTTTTGTAATATCAGGGGTAAGACTTTCGTCAAAAGAAGAGTTCCGAAAAGCTATGGGAATGAATGGAATACAAATATTAAATACAAAGAGTGATGCCCTTATGGTTTACGTACAGAAATGGATCGAGCAGCTACAAGAAACACAAGATGAAATAACAGTGAAGACTCAGTTTGGTTGGACAGAAGGCAACAAGTCCTTCGTCATAGGAGACAAAGAAGTTTTTGCAGATCGAATAGAACCAAATCCCCCCGGCGCACGTACCGCGCAGTACTTCTCTATGTTTGCTAAGAAGGGAACGCTAGAGGGTTGGAAGCGAGTAACAAGTTTCTACAACAAGAAAGGCTTTCAGCCACACCAGTTTATGTTTGCCTTGTCCTTCGGGTCTCCACTAATGGAGTTCGTGCCCAATGTGTCGGGAGCCATCTTCCACCTTATGAGTGCGGAATCAGGCTTAGGCAAGACAACTGGTCAGTGGGGAGGTGCTTCCGTTTGGGGTAACCACAAGAAGCTAGTGTTAAAAGGTAAAGATACGGTCAACTCCGTGTGGAATCGTGCTGAGCTACACAAGAACCTCGTGTTGTACATTGATGAGCTATCTAACTACAAAGCCAAAGAGGCTAGTGACTTTGCCTACGCGGTCAGTGACGGGGAGCAGAAAAACAGGCAGACCAACACAGGCCAGAACCAAGAGCGTTACCGAGGAGAGGAATGGAGCCTTCTGTGTGGCACTTCAGGTAACACAAGCCTAATAGACAAGATGGGCGAATACAGGGCATTGCCGAAAGGAGAAGCACAGCGGGTTATGGAGTCTACGGTAACGCAGCTATTGCACACTCAAGAAGAGGTTATACAGGCTAGGGCATTGAACGATGACCTGTCAGGCAACTACGGACACGCTGGGCAGATATTTATCCAGTACGTCCTGAACAACTTGGACTCCGTTAAATTACTGCTCTCTGAGAACATTAGGAAGCTAACAATAGACTCCGAAGCAGGTGCAGAGAATAGGCACTGGACAGCACAGGCAGGTGCAGCACTTACTGGAGCACAGATAGCCAGCGTCATTGGCCTTATAGACTGGGATTTAGAAGCTCTGCGTGAGTGGATAGTGACTAAGATACGCGAGTCCCGTGCGGACACTACAGAGATGAAGGTCGATATTCGTGACTTGGTGACTCGCTACGTGAACGAGAATATCCGTGGCGTACTGCGCATAAAAAGCACTGATAAGCCTACCGGCGAGACGGAACACTTGGTGCTGCCGGATGCTACACCAATGTACAACTGGTCTATACGGCATGAGTATGACATCAACAAATTGTACCTAGCAGTGCAGCCATTTAAGCAGTGGGTAGTCCTCCAACAACTGAGCTACAAGGATGCGAGGGACATGATCTACAAAGAGCTGAACGGCGAATCTAAGAGAGACAGGCTAGGCAGGGGTACTAAGATGTCTATGATGCAGCAGCAAGTCTTGGTAATGTCTTGGGATGACTTGGATGTGACTGACAGTGATAGTAGTTCCGACTGATATATCCCCAGATGGGGTGAGGGCTATTGTGGACTGGGACAAATTTGTTTCAGGCACTTCGGTCTTCATCCCAACTCTCCACACTAACTTAGCACTCAAACAACTACTAGCAGCCACCGGACTGAAGCGTGAGCAGGTAGAGAGACGTGTTCGTGTAGAGCGTGGGTTGTACGGGGTGAGGGTCTGGCGGTTATCTTAAAGAGACTTAGTTGTTTGGAGTTGCATGGTGTTGCATGGAGTTCTATGAAACTGTAAACTGCCCCTTCATCATTCTCGTAAGAGATTTTTAG